GGGGGTGGCAATGCCTGATCCCGCGAGAGAAGAGGCCAGAAGAGAGAAGGAAGAGAGGAAGGCGAATGACCGACTTAAACTCGCCATTCGGAATGTTCTGAAATCCGAAGATGGATATTTGTTGGTATGGCACATCTTGGGGCTATGTGATAACTATTCTGATCCGTTTACGGCGGAGAGAGGGAAAACAGATTATCTTTTAGGTCGGCAAAGTATTGGACTCGACATTATACGAACTTTACAGGATATAGAGCCGACACTGTATCCGTCATTACTTCTGAGGAGAGAGAAAGAAAATGCAAACAGAGACGACAACAACGACTGAAAATACTCCTCCGGTAGAGTCCCAGACTCCTCCGGTGGAAAACATAGATGTGGAAACCGGAGCCACTCCAGGAGAGACAGTTCTCTCTACGGACGTGCCCCAGGTTTCGACAGACGCACCTCCTGTAGAATCTCCGAAAGAGGGTGATCCGCCTAAAGGGGAAAGCCCTCCGGTGAGCTGGCTACCGGAAGACCTTCAGGGAAATGAAAGGTTAAAGAAATTCGGTTCTCCAGAAGAGTTGGCTCGGGCCTATGCAGAGGCCGACCTTGCTCAAGCGTTACCGGACACCTATAAACTTCCAGAAGGAGTGCCCGAACAGATTGGTGAGTTCGCAAAGAAGAACAAGTTTTCGCAGGAACAGCTTGACGCCATGATAGCTTTGGACAGTGGCAGAACGCAGCATTTCGAGATGGCAAAGAAGAACGTCTACGATAAGGGTCGTTCTGAGTTGTTTCAATCCTGGGGGGATAAGAAGGATGAAAATCTCCAGACTGCGGAGGCGGTTCTTCGAGCGGTGCCATCTGGTGCCAAGGTTGCACAGCTACTCAAGGCAACCGGGGAGGGTGCAAACCCCGTTCTTATTCAATTTTTGCACGAGGTCGGGGGATTCCTAAAGGAAGGAGGCCATATCGTAGGAGAAAGGGTACAAACAGGAAAGAAAGACCCCCTCCGAGACAGGTATCCTACAATGTTTAAAGATGATGAGTAAGGAGATTAAAAATGGCTTTTGACCCGACGACAGGTGCACAGTGGCCGACACTGTACAACCTCACAAAAATGCTGGACCCTGATGGTTCTCTTGCAGACATCGGGAAGGTGTACACCTACACCAATGAAGTTATGGCGGATATTCCGTATAAAGAGGCAAACGGAAAGATGTATCATCGCATAACGGTTGAAGATGGCCTCCCCTCCGGAACATGGCGGTCCCTTAACAAAGGTATTCGTCCTACCGATGCCGGGACGTTACAGGTTGATGAGTCGATTGGTCTTTTGGAAAATCGCGCCCAGGCGGATGTTGTTCTTGCCCGGCTCTCCGGGGATATCGCACAGTTTCGTAAAGAGAAAGGTGATCGAATCATTCGCGGCCTTTCCAAGCAGAATTGTGACGTTCTGTTTTATGGGGATGTTACGACCTATCCTGAAGAGTATCACGGGTTTGCCCCCAGGTATGATTCCCTCGGGAAGAAGACCGATTCTTTCGGAGCCTTTAATCCGATGAATCAGGTTTACAGTATGGGTGGAAGCTCCAACTGTACCTCGGTTTGGTTGATTGGTTGGGGTGATCCTGTTTACGGTATCTACCCCCAAGGGTCCAAGATGGGTATTGAGACAGAGGATCTTGGTATGATCGATGTTTATGATGCTGATGGTGGTGTCTATCGTGCCTATGCTGAACATTTCCGCTTGTCCATGGGTCTTGCAGTAGAGGATTGGCGGTACGTAGCGCGGTTGGCAAACATTGATGTTACCGCCACACTGAATGACGCCCTGCTCACTCTGTTCCTGAACAACCTTATCGACATGCAACATGCCCTTCCCGACCTGAAATCTGTCCGCCCGGCGTATTACATGAACCGGAACGTCAAATCTTATCTCACCAAACTCGCCTACCTCAAGACCAATCTGGCCTTGAACATTGGTGAGGTTTACGGAGAGAAGAATGTTCTCAATCTCAATGGTATCCCGATCCGTCAGTGTGATTCTATCACTCTGACCGAAACGGCTCTTTCCTAATAGGAGGCTACAATGATTCGTGACAACACAGTAAGTTTTGCAACAGACCTCGCATACGGGGGTACTCCGGAGGTCATTGACCTTGGGGGAACAAACCGTGGAAAAGGGGAGCCTATTGAGTGCTTCATTGCCGGTCAAAGCCTGGCAGGGGTAACGGCGGTAGTCGTACTTGACGGCACCACCACCTCTCCAGCAACCACGCGGATGACGGTGGTCGTAGCAGCAACCGTTCTTAATGCCGGGGTTTTCCGCTTCTTCTTGCCGCAGAATATCCAACGGTATGTTACTCTGAGTCTTACGAGTGCGAGTTCCGGAACGTATGATGCGGGAATCGTGATTGGTTCTCAAAGCGCAGCGTAATATTTGAGGGGGTTTCAGGTGTAATATTTGAGGGGGTTTCGGCCCCCTCTTTTTAAAAGGAGAGAACCATGTGGGTTAAATGTTTACAAGTCGGGCAGGTACGGTTGGTAGGTGGAAAGATTGTGCTGCTCAAAGTTGGAATGGAGCGGGAAATAGAGCCGTTCAAGGACGAGAAGGGGAAAGTTCTCGATCTTCCAGATTATTTGAAGGAAATTAAGGCCCCCGCCAAAGCTGCTAAGAAACCGAAAGAGGGGGCAAAGGCTCCCCCTACCGTTGGAGAGGTTTCTGTAAAGAAGGCCGCAGAAAAAGTCGAGGCGGATAAGAAAACGGCAAAAGCGAAGCTCGAAGACCTTTAAGGTGATGTTATGGCTGATGAAGTCACGGTATGCAATCAAGCACTTTCCTATTTGGGAGAACCCGACATTCGTTCTCTTGACGAATTGAACAAGAGAGCGGGTCTTTGTAAGAACTTTTATCCTCTGGTACGGGATTCGGTAATGGGTGATTATGACTGGTCCTTTGCACGGGCAACAAAGAAACTGCAACGGCTCGATGAAGACAGTGTTGAAGGACCGACTTACCAGATACCCTCTGACTGTCTTGTCCCTAGAGGGATACTCCCAAGGGGGCAAGTTCGAACGTATTGGAAGGTTATGGGGGATACCCTCATAGTTCCGGAATATGATTCAGCCAGCATAACTTTTGATATCTACTTGCAGTATACGAAAAGGGAAACGAATGTTTCTCTTTTCTCTCCGGCGTTCATAGATATTGTATCTTTGGATATGGCGGTAAGGATGTGCATTCCCCTTACCAGTGATAAGACACTCGCTGCCGAGTTGAAAAAAGAGTTAAGGATATTGAAGCAAGAGAATGAGGCGGAAGATGCAAATAGGGGAGATGATTCGCTTCTTCCAGACAACGATCCTAACAATGACACGTTTGTAAATCCTCTTGGACTCAGTTCAACGAGATTACTAAGAGACGAGAACGGGAATATAATCTACCCCTACCTCCCTTACTCTTAATGAGGAGTTTATGAGCTTCCGGCGATTTAAATCAAGTTTCACCAGTGGTCTTGTAAGCCCCCTCATTACATCCAGATGGGATAACGAGCGGTACAAGAATGGGTGTTTCACATTAAAGAACATGCATGTTCTTACACAAGGACCAGCCCGAAGGCGTTCAGGTTTTCAATTTATCTATGACCTCTCCTCCTTAGGTATCGATGACTCTGTTCGTCCTCGGGCTGTTCCTTTTGTATTCAGTGAAACGCAGGCGTATGTCCTGTTCTTTTATAAGCATACCGGTGGAGCTATCCGGGTAGTCTTTGGAACTGAGACGGGATTAGTAGAGGATTCGGGGAGTCCGGGAGATCCCTATGCCTTTGAGTTCACTGGAACTCTCGATCTTGATGAAATGCATTACGCGCAATCGGCTGATATTCTGTACATAACTCAGCCCACGAGGATGCCTATAGAATTTAAACGATTGGCAGCGGATAACTGGTCAGCAAACGAGGTGTCGGTAACGACTCCTCCGTTTATAATAAACAAGACAAATATCACGCTCACCCCTTCAGGGGCTACAGGGACTATAACCCTGACAGCTTCGGCGTCGTTGTTTACAGCGGCGTATGTGGATCAAAAAATGAAGTTGAATTCGGGTATAGTTCACATAACAACCTATACTGATGCCACACACGTAACAGGAGACGTTGTGGAGGATCTTTCTTCTGCAGATGCTACTTCACAGTGGTATGCACAAGAGTGGAGTGCGGCTTTCGGCTATCCCCGTTTTGTAGGTTTCTTTGAACAACGACTTTTTTATGCCTCCAATACCTCCAGGCCGCAGACGATATGGTTTTCACAATCCGGAGACTACTATGATTTTTCAGTATCTTCTCCGGTCGTAGCTTCCGATGCTTGTACCTTTACCCTCGATTCCGGGACACAGAATAAGATACAATGGGTAAAATCTTCAAGGCAGCTCATTATAGGAACTTTGGGGGATGAGTGGTCGGTAGGCGGGAGCGGGTATGAACCTTTATCCTTTTCGTCCATTCAAGCGCATAGTCATACTAATCACGGGGGCGAGGCATTGACGGCTCTTAGAATTGGTCCGGTTATCCTATTTCTCGAGCGTTTGGGGAGAAAAGTAGAGCAATTGGTCTACGATTTCAACTCGGACAGTTATACTTCTGTTGACCTTTCCGTTCTGGCTCCTGACCTTACAGACAATTACACGATAATTGATTGGACATATCAGCAGACGCCGAATGGGATAGTGTGGTCGGTTCGGGACGATGGGGAGCTTCTTGGCCTTACGTTCAAAAGGGAACATGATGTTGTAGGGTGGCACGAACACGATACCCAGGGAGAATTTATAAGCTGTTCAAGTATTCCTGGAGCAGTCGAGGATGATCTTTGGGTAATTGTTAAGCGGACCATAGGGGGAACAG